CGGCCCAAGTGCAGAAGACAACTGCACCCATTGCGTGATCTTCTCAATGTCGCCCATGTTCTGAGCTTGAGCAATCGGTGACACTGGCGTCACCTTAACTTCAAGACCATTAACACGCAGTGGCATTTCGATCATTCCGCGCTCATCCATGACATATAGGATACGCGCAATAAGCGGACCCATCGTCTCGGTAATGAGGCGACCAAACGCAGAGCCAAGGTTCTGCGCCAGTTCCTTCATGCGTTCTGCAATCTCAGTCGCAGAACGAGCCGACATATTATCTGGCGGTAGCGTATCATCTAGCATGATTTTCTTAATGTTCATGCGTAAGTCATTGATAACAATCTGAGACACGTTGAAGTCGCCAGAACGCGGCAACATCTTGAGGCTTTCACCTTGCGGCCCACCATTACGAGCCACAGGAATAATAGCACCCGGTGTGATGCGGATCATCTGTGGGTTTAGAACACCATCATCCGCTGCCGTGTAAACGCCAGCAATAGATAACGATGCGTTCTTTAACAGAAGCTCTAGCGTCTTGTTCAGTGTCTTAATGTCAGGAATAGCAGTCACAAGGGGACCGCGACCATAAACTTCACCAGCCACTTTCATGTAACGAGCCACGATCCAAGGCGAAGACTTCATCTTACGCTGTACGATCTGCTCCTTACCTTCCGGCCAAATCACATGATAATCGTAATCGCCACGGTTCATGTCGAGTATAGTAGCCTCAACAAGCTCAAGCTCTTCCGTTGGCTTTTCTTCGATCATACGCGCTAGACGGGTTGGTATGTCAGCGTCCATCCAGTGCTGCTTAATCGCTTCAGCTTTGATCCGCATACGACGATAGACGTTATCAACGCGACCGTGAGCGCCTTCCTCAATAGCCACAAGGTATTGAGGTACAGCAGTAAAGCGGATTGGTGTTACGTCATCACCCGGTTGCACAAGCATAACTGCCGTACCAACCGCAAGGTCCATAAGAAATTCACCCATAGCCAAATCAAAATTTGATTGGCGCAGAACCGAAAACATCTTTTCTGCGTATAAGTCTAATGCGGCCTGTGCTTCTAATTGACGATCCATAGGAATATCGGGACCGGGCTCAAGGCGACACCAACGCCCATATGGCGGAAATAAGCCAGCTTGAATACGATTAGCAAAGCGTTGCGTCGCACTAATGGCAGTAGAATCAAACACTCGTGCCATTTTATTCTGACCGGGTACACCACCACCTTCATAGTAACCGTCATATAGATTGCGCTGCGGTAGAGCGAACTCGTAGCAGTCTTCGTAAATCTGACGCCAATTATCCTTGCGACGTTGTGCAAGGGCATGACGTTTCATAATTTGATCGACGGTCAGCATGGCTATTTATCCAATCCCTCAGAACGGCTTTTAGCAGCATTTATTGCAGCTTCAAGCGAATCAAAAAACCTCAATTTTTTTTGAGTAATAGGATCAATATATTTATTCTCTTGATAAAAATTTTGAAGAAAATCTTCATCATCAAGAACTTGACCGCCATCAAAAACAGTCGGGACATTTACCCACTTTGAGTTTGGTTTAGCTCTTCCTGTCTTAAGATCAATGTCTAAAGGAATTGTTTTAGTGCGTTCAGAATATGTCTTTCCAGATGGTGTTTCCCATATAATTCTACCAGCGCGGGTTTTCCGACCAGTGTTTTTTGGATTTATTCCGTAGTCTTCCATAACTAAGTCTTCTTATGACGCGCCGCAAAATTACGAGCCGCTTCTTCTGAACCAAAACCCCAAGCCTTTAAGGCAAGAGCTTTACGGGTTGGTTCACCTTTCTCATTCTTCATCGGACCCTTCATGCCACCAAAACGAGCAGCGAACGAAACGCGGCGTGGGTTAGTGCCGGACTTTACTGGCGCTTGTAGGTTGCCACCTTCCTTGCGCTCAAAGTACTTCCGACCCGCCTCGTTAAGACCACCTTTCGGGTTTTGGTAAACTTTCTTAACCACGCGCGGCCCTCATGTTATCAATCAAGTTAGGATAAGGACGGCCAGCTTTCTTAGCGGCGCGCATCGCTGAACGCTTTTGCGCTGACGTTAAGCTCTTGGGTTTACCCAAATCCTTTGGCCGTTTCTTGTCCCAAACCTGTTTCATGCCGTTTCTTTCTTCTTTCTCATCTTTGTCTTCATGCTGACGCTTTCAACGCGACCGCCGTTCAGACGCGCATACTCTTTTGCTGCCTCTAAACCCTTTTTACTGTAAGCAAAGTGACGGGTTTTGCCGTCCTTAAGAACGACTTTCGGCATTAGACAGAACCTAATGTTACGTTATCGTCACCACGATAACCAAGAGTGGACCTTCTTCTGCCGCTTAAAAGACCGCGCATACCAGCACGACGCGCACGTTTAGCGGCGGCAGCACGACGCTGCTCTTCGGTGGAACGTGTGACCTCACGAGCGGGTGGTGGTGTTACTTCTGCTTGTGGAATTTCAGCAACTGCACTAGCTGGTTTTTTAGGTGGAGAAATTACTTTTGCCATCTCTTCAACAGCAGCTACTGGAGCTTTAACAAGTGCTTGTGGAATTTCAGCAACTGCACTTGCGCCCTTGGAAACCACTTTCGCAGCCTTTTGTGGAATCTCAGCAGCTTTTTGAAACGGTTTCTTAATAACTTTAGGTACAGCAGGTACACCACCCATAACTAAGCTCCTTTATATGTGTTTACATCGGATGTGATACCGAGCATCGGTTCATCACGATACATGGATAGCAACATACGTTGACCACCCATCCTACGAGCGCGAGTTCGAGCGGCCATCTGGGCCTGCTGTCTCATCTCTTCACTTCGAATGCGTTCTTCCTGACGTTCTTGAGCAGCAACCGTTTCTGGAGCAATAGCCGCTGGTGCTGGCATTTTAGGCTTACTAAAAAGACCCGTCATTATTCAGTCCTCGCAAACATTGCGTAATCAGATTTGTCCGGCCCATAACGATGCAAGACGCCTTCATGCTTCATATTTAATGCAATTGCCCACCTCATTGCAAGCGGATCATTGCAATTAACTGTGATCTGCAATCGATGTAATTGCATATCAATATAAATATTATTGAAGTATCGTATAGCGGTACGGGTAGCTGTAATAGGAATTGTTTCAAACTGATACGAAGTCAATAACCAAGCCTCACAAACACCGTCCCAAAGTGGATAAACACCCCAACAAGCAACGATATCACTCTTATAAATCGCAGTGTAACAATGCTTCTGCGTTCCATACTCCTTCAAACGCTCTAAGTAATTGGGAATGCTATCAAAATATGCTTGTTCAAATGGACGCAAGTCCATCAATTTCACATGAGCCCAGAAGAATGGGACTATTTGTAACTGTCTATTAGAGCTTAAATTTTGCATATTTCTGTTGATCTTATAGATATATACAACTATGATATCAATCGAACGGGCAAAGTCATGCGTGTCTGTTCTCCTCCCCTATGTGTGCTTGAGGGGGTACGCCTTAAAACGTACCCCCTCTTTTTTACGCAAACACATTGAAGTCCATCGACGCATTGATCTGCTTAAACATCGGCTTGCCATTCGGATTCCGCGTCAGGCGACGATGCTCACCACCACCCAACATCAGATACCCATACGCATCACCAACGTGCGAGTGTTCATTCTTAGACGGCGCATCTCTGAACCGTTCCTGTCCAGCACCAATCGCCAACCGCTTAAAATGATACCCACCAGCCAATGACTTCCTAATACGTGTGCAATCCTTCGACACTAACAACCCCGGACGACCGTCAATCAACCTATTCATCGGCATAGCGCCAGCCTCACGACGCACCATGAAATCATTCGAGTTCGTTGGCTGCGCCCTTAAACCAAGGGTCCGCAGATGGTCAAACGCCGTTACTTCAAATATTTCATCGCGCTTACCACCTGCGGGGTCGCCCCAGATAAACACTTCGCTCTTAGGGAACTTAGTGCTGATATCCGCCATAAGGTGATGGGCGAACCTCTCAAGACCCATATCAAAGGCTACCAATTCATGCACGACATGCCAACGCCCATTCGGCATCTTTTGACCAAATACAGCAGCAGGCGTTAAACCAAAGTCCAAGCCAATATGCACTGGCATACCAACCTCAATCTCAACGTCAGCCGCCATTAAGCTATCACTGTACTCATGCCAAACAGGCTTTCCGTCCTGCACATACACATACTTAGCCCCAGCATAACACTCGATCCAATCAAGCGTCTTACCAGCCAACTGCTGCTCGTAATAACCGGGCGGCAAGTTATTCAGGTTCTCAGCCTTCGGATTTAACCGCCAATACTTATTCGCCCCAAAAATCGCATCCTCATGCTCTTTAGTCGCGTCAGTAACACCACCGGGCTGCTTATAGAACTTCCACGGATACCGACCCCTAATCGGGTTCTTCTCCGCTAACTCATGCCACCAATGATCCGAGTCCATCGGGTTGGTAGACATCCAAACACCACGCCACGGACAACCGCCATTCTTTTTCGTCGGATAACGACCGACACGTGACGTTAAACCATCAACCACCGCTTTCGGTAGCTCACGCGCCTCATCAACAAAACCACCCGTCAGTTCAAGTGACAATAGCTTCCTAACATCACGCGGCTGATCCAACGCTAGAAAGATAACCTCACAGTCCAATCCCGGCGTATCCTCACGCGGTGGTAACTTAATATGATGCGTAATCGGCGGGGACCAACGCATCTCCCCCCACATATGCTCTGGGAATAACTCCTGCCACGTCTTGATCGTCGTCGTGCGTAACTCAGGATAGCTATTACGAATAACCGCAAACCGCGTGTACCGCACATTATCGACGGGCGAAGGTATCTGCTTCACGGCGCGAAGCATCACCTCCGCCAAACAAGCATACGTTTTTCCGCTACCTACGGGACCCATCAAGCCACGAACAAAGCTATCGTCGTTCAAGAACTGCCACGTCGTAGGACTTTGCGAAAAGTCCAAGTTGAGACCAGTGAGCGCGTCGTCGCCCCTCTGGCGGCGACGGCGTGGCGAACGGTCTGTAGCGCGTGGCGATCTCGACATTAGATAACATTCCTCCAGCGTCTCTGCTCCAAAGAAGGCCCGTTCTCAAACACAAGACCATACTTCGCCATAGCAGCACCGAAATAAGCATCCGCCTCATCAATCTCAGTAGGCGTCATACCCATCGCATTATCAACATGCATAGAATTAAACGGCTCAAACTCACCGTACAACTCGTCCAAGTGATCGTCAAAGTGACGCTTATTCATACGAACCCTCTGGATTTCCTTATCCAACTCCGCATTAACCTTTTGCCAACGGCTCAAACACGCAGGGTGTATCTCATAAATACTCGGACGCTTACAATAAATACAGCAATTACTCGTCCTCGGCATCTGTTTCCTCCACTACTTCATACGTTGTTACGTCTGGCCCTCTCACGTTAATCCCAATCATGCTAGGACGGCGATCATCACTATTAGGCTCAAGTAAGCCACGATGCTTCGCCAGCAATCTAAGCGCAGACAGTTTATCGTGCATCTCCACTTCAATCGTATTGCCATGCTCGTTAGGCGTAATCTTCACCTTCTTAATGGCACGACGAGCGCGTGGAGACAGTTTATCCGAGGCTAGAACCTGCACACGTCCTAGCTCGTCCCAAGATAGCACGTCAGTAATCTCGCTACTGCCGAGCGCCTCAAGCTCATTTACAACCGCTTCTCGGCGCTCCTCCTCCTGAGAAGCCAAAGCGGCGCGAATTTCACGAACGGATAGTTTATCGGTCAAAACATAGCTCCCGACTCAATCACAACGCTATGACGCTGTAAACCAGCCGCGATGCGAGGATCATCACACTCCTCGGCAGCTTCACGCACTATACGAACCTTCTCCTTACGCCAAGCGAGATGAGCTTCGTGCGGCGAGTGGAAATAGCCTAGATGACGGCGTTTTCCGTTTTCATTAACATAAGATTCAAATTTATTATTTGCCTTTTTCCAGTGAACACCAATCGGCCAATCTCCACGTTTTGCAGCATGATCTGTTAAAAGGACATTAACTTCCCGTGTAACAAACACACAGGTTTCAGGTGAATACACTTTGTTTCCCGGTATTAGAATGTCTTTATCTAACTGCTTACCTTTCCAATCCTGCTCGATCATCCAAGTACGAAACACCATAAAGGAGCGCCATTCCTCACATACGGTAACACCGATGTAGGTTGGGCATTTTGCGTGCAATTTAGGACTATAAGCGCGCTTTAACATATTATACCAAGTCTCATAAAACGGGCATCGAATTGGTTTTCCGTCAGGTCCAGTAGGGCGAACAGCATAATCAGCGTCTTTTACGCCAAAACCAAAAACTAACTTCTTAGGCATCACTCATGCACCTCCGACCCAAGGGCAGCATACGCAACGATATCCAGCCACGAATCCTCATGGCTAGGTGTTTCAGCTAAACGTGACAGCTTCAAGCAAATCATACATTGGGCTACCTGCGCCCTCGTCACTTGCTGACCCATAATCACAGTCCACATAACTGCGATCCGATCAAAGTTCACACGAGCATCGCCATAATCAGCGCCTCGATCCACTAGCGTAACTTTCGCTAGGTCCAATACTTCATCCCGCTTCATCGGGTGTGTCCTCCTCCATAAATACTTCCCCATGCCCGTTACAAAGATAACAAATGGCTAAAACATTCGTCGGCTCTTTCGCACATTCGGGAGAGTCATAATAGCGAAGATATTTCAGTCCGCAACATTCGGGGCAAGGCTGTAAGCTAAACAATGAAACGTCCTCCGGGAAAAAGTGCGAAAATTTTGTGTGACACCCCCCTACCGATACAGACCGGGGGCGGGGGGAAAGGGTCGGTTTTTTTTCAAATCAATACCTTATACGATAATGCGCGAGGGCAAACCTACGTTAGTTCATTGCGCGGGCGACATCAGCAAGGGCAGGAACCCCCGCTCTACGCGCTAGGCAGGCCCTACAGTGTGCTTCCGTTGCCTTGATGATGGTTGGAACGTCCACACCTAGCGATGCGAGCTGACGAGCGGCGCCTAGCTCATTCTCTGGCCGTCTTGGCTGGCCAAGCACTCGCTCGACCGTCGAGGCGTAGGCGTGAGCGAGTGAGTGAGCGAGAGAGATAGAGGCGTCACGTTCCCCCAATCCCCCTATTTCGTTATTGTGCGCGCTTTCCGTATCTGTTGACGGTAGCAGTAGTTTTGCCGATTGCACCTCTTCCCACGTTGGCAACGGTGCATCCACGTCATAAAGCACTTGATAACGGTTTATTTTTCCGAATTGAGCGTATTCCATTTGATAGTCGGCGGGCCTTAATCGGCGCACGTATCCGGCTTTAACTAGTCGCGCAATGCTTCTTGATACGCTCGCCGGATCAACTCCAACTATATCGCCGACGGTCTGAACACCGGGCCAGCACACGCCATGTGAATTGGTAAAGATGCAAAGGCCAGCAAGCACTCTAAAGTGTGAAGTGTGTAGCTTCCTATCCATTAACGCCCTTACGGGTATGATCGACCATTGCCGCTTTATGTCTAACTCAGAATGGGACGTCATCGTTCAAGTTCCCGCCTTTAGTTTCCATACCCTTAAATATAGCATCGGGCATTTTCGCCTTCACCAATGACATAAGTTTCGCCGCGTCGTAAGCATCTATTACCCGCGCTACTTCATCGACGCTCCACACTACAGCATCGGGCCGCTCTTTAGCTACCTTCACCGCTTCATAATCTGAGCGCGTAATACATAGAACGCCGCCGCTCGGTATCGCCGCCTCAAATGCTTCCCCGGTTAGTTCCTCGGCCCCCGCTTCAATCGCTGCACGTTCTAGCGCGGCATACGCTCGACACGACACGGGAACTAGCTTCTCTACCTCGTCAGCATTGCACTCGCGGATAGCTTTGTTGAGTCGATCACATTGCAGCTCGAAACGCTCGCGCAATTCCTGCCCTACCAAATCCGGCAATCGATCAATCCCCCATCGGCTCTCATACCCGCTCACGACCTTATCGTGTTCTAATAGCGCCGACCGTACCCTTTCGGCCTCGCGCTCCCCCGGCCCGAAGTCACGACGCACTGATGAACGATCAGCTTTAGTGACCCGTTTTCTAATTCCTGTTTTCATCTTTTCCCCTTCATCAATAGATCATCATCAAATCGCATCAATAGTATTGTCCCCCTATAGGGGGACACAACACTATTGATCT